TTCAGGTGTCTCAAAAAATGCTGTTAATTGTTCCCCACGATAAGTTAAAGCATTATACATTTGCTCAACGATACCTGCGTTTTTTTGTGTAATATATAATGTTTGTTCAATTTGAAAAAACCGCCAATAAGTAGGTGTGTAGCTTGTTGTTTTGATAAAATACTTTGTCCACCCACTTATACGTATGTCATAAACATACATAAACGTTTCAGCAATTAGATGGTACTTGTAATCAAAAAATGCTGCTTCTAATGGGTTATCTTTTAATTGATTTTTTAAACTATCTTTATTAAGTGCTGAACTAAAATTATTTGTTGTTAAGTTGTCAAAACTTGTAGCTAGATTAGTAGCGATGTTACCGCTAAATATACGCACGTCATACAAGTTAGAAACAAACATAATTCCGCCTTGCAATATGTCATTCTCTGGTATTCGTGCAATACTAAATCCATCAACACATCCAACGTTTGACGTAGTTTGCTTAACACTTGTTGTAAGACCTGACGTATCGGCTAAATATATATGGTTTTCTGAAAAAACAACGATCTGATTATAATCTTCAATTAATCCTGTTAATGGTGAATTATCATTACCTACTCCTGACACATCATACACGCCCGACGTATTGAAAAACACTTCTACCTCAAACTCTGTGACATACAAGTAATTTGGTCTATTAGCATTGACTGCACCTATAATTTTTTCGTCTTTAACGGTGATAAACTGTGGTGTTGGACATGAACTGTTTGTGCTAGGAATATTTGCACCAAGTGAGCCATCCGCTGTGTTATCTTGATACGTTGTTGTTGTATTGTCGTTAATGGTTGTTAGTAGCTTAAGTGTGCTACCCCCGGCCTCTGTACGGTATATTTTACGTGCTGTGCATGTTGCAATCCCTACCGGTAAATCAAGATCAATGCTTTTACTTGATACGGTAATTGTATTTGATACAGTACCTAAAATAATTTCTACACCATCAATAACATATGTCATCGCATAATAGTAAGCTCCTGTTAATCCACCTGCTACAAGCAAGTCTTTTGCTGTTGGTGCTCCCATTTCTTTTACATAAGTACCGTCATAAACCAATGGATAATCAAACCCATTTGATATAAATAGCTTATCGTTTAATATTCCGAACGTGCATTTTTTACCAGCTGTTAATCCTGTGTATATAGTACTTGGACTAGTCAAAAAGTCTTTGACGATTGAGCCACCTTGAACAATTATTTTTTCACTTTGAAATTGCCCTACTGAATCAATATACCTAAAATCATAACCCCCATCAATTTGATTGCTTCCCACATTATATTCAACACTAGGTGCTTTGATTCTTTGACATCCTATGATGCTGTCATAGTTCATATTTTCAATATTGTAGAAATAATCAGGCGAGACGAACTTGCGCCCTTTATCATCCCGTAATCCCTTTGATTGATACGATTCTACAACAAAGCTCAAATTGTACTCCCTATATTATTAACTTCCCAATCATACGGTTGGCCAATCATGCCGGCTTTCATTACATCGCCATAACCAGCTTCAATATCATTTTTAGCTTGTCTATAAAAAGCTGATGCATCAATTTTATAACGATCTGCTCGATTGTAGTCATCAATTAGTATTAGTAATCGATAAGCCACTAAATCAATTATAGGTTCTACATGCTCGTCTGGTATTTCCATTTCTTTAGCTAAATCAGTAACTGATATCGTATCATTAGCATCTACACTAATCTCAAAATGCTTTTTTCTATAATGTAAAACAAAGTTATTATGAGTTACTGTATCAGTGTCACTATGACCGGCTGCTGTTGTTCCTTCAATACCTCTAGTGCATCCGGTAAATGTTGTTGCTGTTTTAGCTGTATAGCGTATCTTTTCGTTATTTATTGTTATTCGTCCATTTAAATCAGGAAAGCTATTTGTTGAATTTACTGTGATTGTTGTAGCACTATCACTAATTGCACCGTTAAGCGTTGTTGTCTGTGCTGAATTGTTATTGTCTGGGTATATTGTAATTTCGTTATTCCAAACATTGAAAAAACGTGGGATTCCTGCGTAAGTATTATATGGAAATTCTGTTGTTACGTAATTCAAATCCTTAAAGCTCATTGCATTTTTACGCCCATCTCGCCATATGTAAGCCAATCGATACGCTTCTGATCTTATGGCATCGGTTGGCCCTGTAACTACTCGGCTTGACGTATTAACAGGTGTGCTAAAAATATCTTCAATCCCTTTTGTGGTACTCGCGTATACATCTAATGCATTTTTAAGTTGGTTAACTTTTCTTTTATTACTAAATAAACTACTGGTCGCTTTTATGCTGTCTTCGTCGCTTATTGCTGTATTAATTCTATCTATAACGTCACTAACTAACATATTTCCTCCTATCCAAAATACTGCGTAGCATTATCCAATGCATACTGCACCCTCGCATCTACATAATCCTTTATTGCTTTAGCACTTGCAAGTGTGTCATGACTTGCACTAACACTGTTTAAATCAGTATCAAGTACCCCAGCTTTTAGATTTGTAACTGTTAAATTACTAATTGTGGTATTATCCGCATCTATACTTGGCAATCGTGCTTCTGCTAGTGTGCCACTAGATATATTACTTGCGTTAGTTGTATCTACATTTGCTACATTTCCAAGCCCTACATCCCCTTTAGCTAAACTTAATGCTGTTTTTAAGGTTGTTGATATTGTTAAATCTTCTACGTCACCAGTTCCGGCTGTTGTTCTGCCCTTAACCGTTCCAGTGGCAACGTGTGCTATTTTTGCATTGGTTACGGCTTCATCCGCAATCGTTAAGGCCGTAGCACCAGTAACGTCACCTGTATGTGTTGCATTAGTTACTTTTGCGTTGTTTGTCGTTATATCAGATTCCATCGTGTCTAGGTCTACCGCTTGTGTAACTGATATATACCCTAGCTTAGTTTGCTCTGCACTTGTTATCGTTGTGGGTTTATTAAGAATTTGCGCATCCCCACTAACAGCGTTCCAATCGGCATTAACATTGACCTCTGCCCCGGTTTCTATGCCATCTAGTTTTGTGTTATCGCTAGCTGTAAAATGCTTGTTTGTAACTGTCTCTGATACGTCATCAAGTGTTAGCGCTCTGGCCTCCCATGTATTGCTAGAATTTCCTATAAACACATTGCCATCGTTTAGGTTAGGCACGTCATTGGTACGCCCTGCACCACCAACTTTTATGCTTCCTGCACTTGCATGGACTCGTTGGACTTTACCAATGTTTTGCACTTGTGATGACTCACCATAAGGTTTTGTGGCTGTAAGTGTCCCTGTATCAGATATATATAAAATATCCCCTAAGCTAAATGAGCTAGTATCTATTCCTGACAAGGTGCCAAAGGTCACTACGTTAACTGAGGCATTTAATGACGCTGTATTCTCTGCTAATCCAAAGGCGGGCATTTTGTTTGTGTCATTTGCATCAGCAATGCCTACAACTGGTAGGTTTCCAGTTACATCAAAACTAGATATATAGACGGGATCGCCTTTTGTTATTGATTCACCAGCTTTGGCTTTAAATTGCACCTCACCACGTAAACCACCGATAAAATTATCAGCTTCAATGTTGCCATTAACTGTTAATATCTCGCCATTTAATGTTGTTGTGCCAATTCCAACTTGGTTGTTTGTGGAATCGACATATAGCGTGTTTGTATCTATCGTTAAGTCACCTGACAGAGTCCCAGAGCCTGTTATATTTATGTCTCCTGTACCAGTTATGTCACTACTATTTAAGTCTAAATTACCGCCTAACTGAGGCGTCGTGTCTTCCACTATGTTTTCTAAATATCGTCCGTCTAGGTCAACTGTTCTTGTCGCACTATCGTTCATGGTAGCAGTTAAAATGCCTGTGCCAGTGTTGAAGCCTAAAGACGATAAAAATTTATCTGTTCCGCTACCGCCACCCTCTGTTGGATTGTATATATAGGTCATCCCTCGGCACCTACTAGCGTTTTTGTTCCATTGGCTGATATTGCATTTACAACCCCTTTAAAAATTGGGTTATCTAATGCCAAAGCTCCACCACTTGCGTTTAGTCGTATGCCGTTATTAAGTGTCGCTGTTGCACCTAAAGATACATAAATAGGCTCATCGCTATCATTAACTAATATTAGTAATTTTCTGTTACTATTAGCAGCTAAAACTTGTGTGCTACTTGTGCCAATAGATACATTAAAATTAGTAATACTAGATACCTCATCGGCACTTATAGCCGTTGACGTTGAAGGTATATAAGGGTCTGTATCTGTACCTGTTCCCGTTGATTTAAAGTACTTTACCCCTTCATTTGCAATTATATCTTGGTAATTTGCCATTTTGTTAGTGTTGGGGGTGGCAATTAGCCACCACCCTAAAAACTATTAAGAAGCTGCGACAGCTACTACGTTTCCTGATAATACGAATGATGCTGAACCACCGCTTGTAGCAGTAGTTGCGATTCCAACGGAACCTGCACCTTCGGCAGTTGAACCAGAAACCCCACCGTCTAATTTAAGACCAGTTCCAGCGTTCAATACTTCGGCATAGTCACCGGCTGCAAAAGTGTCAGTAGTTAATACAGTTACGATCCCTTTGTAAGGTACCCATGCATAGTAACCAGAAGTAACAGCAACCTGAGGAGCAACAACAGTCGCACCACTTGCAGTAGTTGCAGGAGCTTTTGTTGATACTTCCGCACCAGCAGTGTTAACCGCTGATAACTGGTATGGCTGATACTGAGTTAATGCACCATGTGCTTTAACGTACACATATTCTTTTTTAATTGCGTTAGTGTCTGAATTATCAACATATCGTGCGCCTAGCTCATATTTACGTGTGCTAGAGGGATTTGTTAAGTCATCAGTGTCAATTGAATTTACGTAAGACATTTAGTTTTCTCCTTTCTATAA